TAATTTTAGGGTATCCCCCTCGGTATTCGCCCCCTTTAATTATTTTTCTGATATGGGGGGAGTATGCCGCCGTTCTCGTCGAACCGATACCGCTTATGCCTCTCCTGTTTGTGGTGTTCCTTGTTGTGGCAGTCTTGGCACAACGCCTCTAAGTTATCCCAGCACAACGTAACGCTTATGTCGTTTATGTTCTCTCTGTTAAGCCAGCGCTTATGATGCACTATCTTTGCGGGCTGCCCGCAGCGTTCACAAATATAATCTTGTGACATTAAATAAGCGGCTCTGGTTTTTTCCCATGCCGCTGATAAATAAAAACTCTTAGCCCATGCTTTCATACCGTCCCCTCTCTTTCTTCATTCCCCAGCGCCCTAAGTTTCATGCGCTGGGTGGAGGCTAAAGAATGAATAGAAAAAGAGTAGGTAACTGCTGCCGCACATGGCTTAAGCTATCGCCTACTCATTTCATGCTACCATTGTATCTCTTTTGTTTTCCCATGTAAACACCACGTTTTTACCACGATATTACCCGCTGCTGCTCTGTTATCATTTCTCTTACTGGCACGCCTGCTGCTCTTAGCTGCTCGTATATACTCCTTATCTCGTGCCTAAACCAGCCTGCATACTGCATGGGTACTGGCTGATATTGCCGCCCCATAAATGGGTTATCCGCATACGCTGCCACCTGTGAAAACTCATATAGCAGCAGTGGCTTACTCTGGTCTAATAATAGCCGCAATATATATGCTGTCGTTCTTCCGTGTAGCCGTCCCTCTGGCGGCTGCCATATCCCAGTTATTATATATAACCTCTGCCACTCGTAAAGCTCAAATCCTAACGCCTGCTCTATATGCTTTATCAACCTGTCTGCCGCCTGCTGTTCTCTCGCTGTTTCCCGCTTTCTTTTTATCCATGCTTTTATTTTTTCAAACACTTACTTTACCCTCTCTTCATCAATGCCCCACAATAATACTGACAGCTCGTTTATGATGCCCGTAACCCAGCGCCTCGGTGTGTTCTTTCCTGTATCCAGTTCCTCTGCGATTTCCGCATAGTCCATGCCCTGCATGAAATACATTTCAAAAGCCTTGTACTCTACGCCTCTGCCTGCTGCCTCTCTGCGGCGCTCTATCTCTTCTACCGCTTTGTCTATATGCGCTGTCATTATCAATGTCTTAAAGCGTGTGCGTCTGATACTCTCTAAGTATGTACGCTGCTGCTCGTCCGTCATGCCCTTAAGCTCTAACTGCTGCCCGTCACTTATGGCGTTCTCGATATGGAAAACTGCATCACGGTAACATTTCATAAGCGTAAAAGTGTTGTGGTATTTCTCTTTCTTCTGCTCCTGCTTTTCTTGTCTTTTCAGTTCCGTTATTGCAGCCTTTGCCTGTTTCTGCATCAGCTCTGTTAATTCGCTTTCGTGCAGCTGTACCCAGCTTTCAGCCTCTGGCGGCATTTCTACCCCTGTTGCCGCTGTTGTCTTTGTTTCTTCCTGCTCCATGTTCTGTACCTCGCTTTCTGTTAATTAAACGGCAGCTCTTCGTCTGCTCCCTCTGGGATATTCATAAACCCGTCACTCTCCGGCAGCTGCTGCCCTCTTGCCTCTGCCTCTGCTTTGCTCTCTCCAAATCCTACGCTATTTGCCACAACCTCTGTGTAATATACCTTGCTGCCCGTGCGCTGGCTCTCGTAGCTGCCTGTTTTAATCTTACCAGTAACCTCTGCCCTGCTGCCTTTGCTTAACCATTTCTGCGCCCATTCCGCAGTACGCCCGAAACACTTAATATTTATAAAATCTGTGTCTTTCCCGTCGTCTACCGCAAGCGTAAAGCGGGTAATAGCTGTGCTATTGTCCTGCCCGCCATATCTAAGCTCTGGCTCTCTTGTAAGCCGCCCTGTAAGTGATACGTTATTCATTCTCTCTGCCCCTCTCTTCCAGTTTGTCCAGCTTTGAAAATATAGCCAGCAATTCCAGTGCTATAATTCCCAGTAAAATATTAGTCATTTTCTACCGCCTCGCTTTCTTCTCTCAATCCTGCTGCCATATTGCTAAACGCCGCTGCTACGTTCTCGCATAATGTCGCCAGTGCTGGCTTTATACTCTGCGCCCAGCGGTTAATAGCTGCCGTCAATGTTTCTGCTGCTGTTGGCAAGGTTTTATTTATCTGTCTTGCCATTTTTCTTGCAAGCCTGCGCTGTTTTCGCTTGTCCAGCTCTAACGGCGGGTTTACTCCATGCTTTTTCTTATAGTTCTTTTTCCACTGTCTGTATTTCACTGCTTACGCCCCTTTCTCCATATCGTATACGGTAGCACCCATACTGGCGCTGTTATTATCAACGCCAGTTTAGCTACGCATATCAGGCAATATACCACCCCGTCTACTACTACCTTTCCCGTTTCTTCCATCGCATCTACTACGCCGTCCATAAACTCAAACATTTACCGCCCCGCTTTCTGTGTCCGTTTCGGACACCTTACCCGTATAGTCTGTTACTCTGATACCCAGAATACAGTAGCCCTCTGTAAGCCCTGTATAATCTTCCAGCATATAAATAATATCTGCATCAATCGTGCGCCCTGTATGCTTACCGTCCTTAAATTCCAGCATTTTAAGGCTGTCGCCCTGTTTATAGCCTCTGTCATTCTTCCGCAGCTCAAAGCTCTTTTTCCCGCTTACTACGTCCTCGTAATAAGATGCCACTATTTTTATCTCATGCTGCTTATGCTCTGTGTCTCCCTCGCTTGGCAGATGCTCCATTTTTTCTGCGTCTGCCCGCTCCTGCAATTTCTTCTTTGTCTGGCGGTCTATAGCGTCCTGCTCTTCGCTGTACCGCTGTTCGTCCGTCTTTTCAGCCTCTGCCTTGTTTATGTACTGGTCGCATTTCTGGCACGTTCCCGTTTTTACGTTGCAGTCCTTGTATTTCTGGCAGGAATAGCACAAAGACGTTATGCTTTCTGGGTGCGGTGTTTCGTAATCGTCCCCTGCCTTTTTCTCTGCTACCTTTTCCGCTATTTCCTTTGCCCTCACATTTTCGCCCGCTGCTGCTTTTTCCGCTATTTCTTTCTGCTCGTCCTCGTCCAGCTTTGCTGCCTCGTATGCAGCAGTGATACCTAAATTGCCCTCTTTCAGCTGCTCTTTAATCTCCGGCGTTGCGTTGTTGTTGATTGCGTCCATTCTGGCTACGTTTGTGCTGCTTTCGTTTATCATAGCCGCCACTAAATCACGCATTTTGCCCTGTATCTCTAAGCCGTCCTCTTCCTTGGCTCTGATAAGCGCCGCTTTGGTACGCTCTACTAATCTGGTTTTTTCATAGGCTGTAAGCTCCTGCGTATATCCGTTGCCAGCCAATAAGCGTAGCTCATACATTGCCTCGCTCATATCCATAAAGCGGTAAAGCACTTTCTCATACTCCTTATGCCCCCGCTCTAAGTTTAAAATATTTGCCGCATTACGTCTGTGTCCGTCGATTATACGGTATTCCCCGTTTACTCTCGCCAATACTGTAGGCTGTTCCTGTCCTACGTGTAAAAAGCTGTCTGCCAGCTCTTCTATGTTCTCTAATTTCTGGTGTGTATTCTCCTGCGCTGCTTTTACCTCGTAAGGGCTTAAATAGATTTCTTTGTACCCCTCTGTCTGCGCCTGCTGCCCTGCTGCTTTCGTCTTTGCGTTCAGAATGTCGTTAATACCAAACTTTGCCATATTCTCTACCTCGCTTTCTCAATCCTTTGTTTTTTCTTACACTGTCCCATTACTCCGTTGCACATTTCGCACGTTCTCCAATGCTCGCAAGCGTCGCTTTGCGGGCATTTCTTCCCTGCATATCTGCTGCCCCAGTTCCAGCACTCCGTACCGCCAGTCCTGCTGCAATGCCAGTAAGCGCATAATCTCTCTTTATGTGCCACGCTTGCTACCTCGCTTTCCCTGTATACGCTGTTACAAATTTCTTGTACCCCTGCGCCGCTCCGCAGCATGGGCTATACTCATAAATCGGCTTACGCATGAAAGTATTTTCTGCTACTTTCTTGGAATACCGAATAATACCCAAAATATTAAAATCTGTCTTTTGTTCCAGCCATTCTACGCCTGCTGCCTCTCCGTCTGTGTTCTGGTATGACGTGATCAAAACGCCTGCCAGCTTTAATGCTGGGTTAAATGCCTTTGCGTCCTCTATCTGCTCTGTTACAATGTCCAGCCCCTCTAAAGCGTCCTCGTCCACCTTTACAGGTACTATTACCTCGTCTGTGATTGCCAGCGCATTTACAACATTAAGCCCAATATCTGGCGGGTTATCAATGATGCAGTAATCATACTTGCCGTATATGGTGCAATCTCCGTAATGCTGCGCCTTTGCATATACCAGCGCTTTGTATCTCTCTATCTGGTTTTCGCTGTCCTCTTTGGTTAAATTCCACGTAGCCCCAAATAGTGACATATTCGCCGTTACAATGTCGATACCCTCATACTCTGTATGCTGTATCAGATCGTCTGCATTTTCCCAATCCCCAGCCAGCAGTTTTGTAACTGGCGCTACATTCTCTGCATCATATCTGCTGTACGCCTTGCTTAAGTTTCCCTGCTTGTCGTTGTCGATCAGTAGCACCCTATAGCCTCGCCTGTAAAGTTCATACGCCATGTTTGCCGCTGTAAAGGTCTTGGCTACGCCACCCTTTAAGTTCAAAATGCTTATTGTTTTCATTCTTTGCCTCTCTTTCCTGCGTCGCCTCTAACGCATGGTTACTGTTTTCTGCTCTTTTGTAAGCTCGTCTGAATGTAATAAATACTGCTCTATCAGCTGCGCTGCTGGCTGCCAGCCGTAGCAGACGGCGGTATAATAGCCCTGCTGCCGCAGATACTCTAACCACTCTTTCTGTTTCTTGGTCGTCGTGTTCTTGCCCGCCTTAAGCTCTATGTAAAGCCCGTGATACCCAGCCCTTGCAGCTGGTAGCATAATATCCGGCACACCAGCCTTTACGCCCTGCCTCTTAAGCGCCACCGCTGTTGCTGCATCACGTTTGCCGCCGTTTGGCACATGATACATATATTGCAGTTCCGGCATAAGCCCTGTTCTGTATGCAGCCCAGCTAAATAATGCCTCTTGATGCCCGCTTTCGTCGTCCAGTCTAAAGTTTCTCATTTTCTCGCCTCGCTTTCTGCTTAAATTCTACATACTGGCAAATTCTAAAAAGTAGCCCGTCCTTATGCGGCTTGCTGTTCTCTATCGCCAAAAGCGTTATTGTTTCCTCGCTTTGTAGTCCTGCATTTCCCAGTACGTCCCAGCGGCATATATCGTAGTATCTGCACCGCAGGCAGCAGCGCTTACAGTCCTTGCCTTTCTGGAATAACCAGTATTTAATTTTTTCTATCATGTTTTCTGCCCTTTCTGCTGCCGCTGTCTTTCCAGCTCTCCTGCTGCTCAAAAATAGCCGCCGCAATTCTAAACGCCAGATATGCTGCCACAATCAGCGCCAGCAGTCCAACTATTATCAACACTGCTGCAATGGCAATGCCCTTGATTATCTGCATTTCAGCCCCCCCTATCTGTTATTTTTACTAAGGTGTATCTTAAATACCCATAGCCGTAATACTCTGGGCTGTGTACCCCCATGCTTACGCTGTTCTTGTCCACGTAATAGCCGTTTATTGCTTTTGGCTCTTTCTTGAAATACTCACGGTCTGAAATTATGTGGTACTCTGGTTCTGGTCTTACTAAATTCTTGCTGCAATTCCAGCGCTTGCCCTGTAATGCTCCGTCAGTACCCTTTTTGTGCGTTCCTGTGTACTTGATTAAATAACTTGCCAGCTCTGCATAGTTGCCGCTATCGTCCAGTGGGAATACCTTAACCCTGTTATGCCCCTCGTATGCCTTATACCAGCAGCGTTGTAAAATCTCTGTGTCAATTTTATTTACTACAAGGTGGTGATGCCTCGCACCTTTCTTGCCTATCTCCATAACGTGTATGTATTTGAACTCTAACCCTGCTTTTCTGTACTCCTTTCTGCACTCCCTCAAAAATACGTCTATGTCCTGCCGCATCTGCTCCGGCGTTCTGTCTGGTTCTCCTTTCCTGCGGATATAGTCAAGCACTAAATGGTAGTCCCCATATCCATAGTTCGCATTTATGAGTATCCTTAACTTTCTCTCTGCCTGTCTGGTGTTTACTTTCTCCTGCTCTTCTTTTGTTGGCTTTACCTTATCCCCTCTGCTGATACCTTTCTTTTTGTATCTGCTGGTAAAGTACCTCTCTATCTCTATCGTATTTCCTGCTTTTGTTACCCTCTCTACGTATGGCATATATCTACCTCTCTGTCGGTTCGTTAATACTTTTATCAAGTGTTAAAACGGGCTGCCTGCCCGTTAAATTTCTTGACTTTGCGCCATACATAGCTTATAATTTTTATAGTATTTCAAAGCTGTATAGCTTAGCGCCTATGGTGTTTCCCCACCGTAGGCGCTTTTATTTTTCATGTTTTCTGCCACTCTCTTATGCGGCTTAAGGCATACTCATAAGCCCGTTTATATGCAGCTGTGCAAGCGCTGGCGGTACAGCAGTTCTTATACCCCATAAGGCTACATAATCTACACTTGTAACAATGCTTGCACTTATGCAGCTTTGCGTAGTCGCTCGCTACCCGCTCCTGTCGCTTTTCCTCATATTCCAGATGCCGTTTAATCTGGTTTGCATCTATAACCGCAATTCCCAGCATATTTGCTGTATGTATTTCTCTGTCCATTCCCTCTGTTATGCCGTATTTCACACCAGCAATAACAAAATCGCAGCCTTTCAGCAGCGCAAGCCCCGCAGCCATGCCCCTTGCCCGCTCTTCCGGCTTTTTATCGTCCATGCACTGCGTCATATATAAATGCGGCGTAATGGGTGCTAAGCCCGCCTCTAACGCCTGCCGTGTCAGCTGCTGCGCATAATCTATGTTTCTGTCCAGCTCTGCGCCGTCTTTCGCCCTGTATGGGCTGCATATATAAACCTTTCTCATGCCTTTTTACCCGCTTTCTGTTGTACCTCTGCCCGTGCCTGTTCATTTCCTGCCAGATATGCTGCTAAGCACATCAGCTCGTCTGCTCCCTTTTGGTCTATAAAATTACAATCAACGCAGCATTTACAGTACCCCGTAATCTGTAAATATCTGTCGTATACTTCCTGTGGTGTCTGGCACTGCTTTAAGCTGTCCACCATGCCTGCAAGCTGCTGTATTGCCTTTATGCCTGCCTCGCCGCCCTTTCCGTGTATCCCTACTGTAATCTGCCGCATTTTTGTTGCGCCGTCTGCTCCTAAAATTGTTTTACTCTTCATTCTGTGCCTCGCTTTCTTCCTTAAACCCAGCCAAAAGCATAGTCATTGCATCTATCGCTGTATCAAAATGTTTTCCCAGCTCTGCTGCGTCAATAATCCCCTGCTTTGTGTTTCTTCCGTTCCCTTTCATTACTTGCGTTTGCAAAATAGGTTTTAACTGGCTAAGCCCAGCTATGCTGTTCTCTAACTCTTCCTCTCTCACGCAGATTTTTACATAGCCCTTGCCGATATGTTCAACACTCATTTTCTACCTCTTCCTTTCTTCTAATCAGCCGTACCGATACCTCATAAGCTGTGCGCTGTTCTCTTTCTCCTGTGGCTGCATCAAGCACCTTTTCATACTGGCGGCTCTGCTACCGCCCCCGCAGCTGCT